CTGTTCAATCAAACCGTCCGCTTTAACTTCATAACTCGAAGTTGAAGAATAATAACTTTCTACAGTCGGATTTCCCACAATAACCCAGTCTGTACCATCGTACATCATCTCAAGAATCGTATAAGGCTGCCACATCTCGGAACTTGTTGTAGATGCCCCTCGCCAGTAACCAGTATGATTAACAGGGACAATCTTTTCTCCAGCCCTAACGACCTTGATTGCCTTCGCTCCAGTATTATTAACATTAAGTGTCGGTGCAGAAGCACTGTTTCCGTTGGTGAACATAACCTTAACAGTAACACCAGAATACAAAGTAAAACCAGTTAAAGTAACTGTTTTTGCCTGAGTCCCTTTAGCAGTTGAGCACAACGCTCCGGCGTTACTTGCACTCATCATGTTGCCGTAAGTAATACCGGCAGTTTTAAGGCTGCCGCCTGCATTGGTAACCACAACATTATTATCAGTGGTTCCAAGTGCAGTACCAACAAGAGGAACGTTTCCAACAGCAGAACCCGCAGTTTTTCCCGCTGCGCTTCCAATAGTTGTTCCGCTCGGCTTTAATTTACCGCTTGCATCAGTCACAACGATATTATTATTAGTTGTTCCCAAAGCAGTACCAACAAGAGGAACGTTTCCAACAGCACTTCCTGCTGTCTTTCCTGCCGCACTTCCAAGTGTTGTTCCGCTTGGCTTTAATTTACCGCTTGCATCAGTTACAACAATATTATTGTTTGTTGTTCCAAGTGCTGTACCAACAACAGGTACATTTCCAACAGCACTTCCTGCTGTCTTTCCTGCCGCACTTCCCAGGCTTGCCTTAATTTCGTTGATTGCAGCGACAAGGGTTGTCTTGTCTGTTGTCGAAAGGTTGGCAAGAATACCAGTCTTTGACTGGATAAGATACTGGATAGCAGCGAGAACCTGATTGTTAGTAGCTTCCGCCGGTGTGATTCCGGCGGCACTCAAAACAGAAATAATTTCATTCTGAACCGAAGTCATACCCCCATTAAGAGTGGTGATAGCACTCGACGATTTGTTGAAAAGCCAGTTTACCCATTCATAAGGGAGAACATCTGCGTTCGCAAATCCTGCCGCATACTTCGCTTCTGAAGGCTGCGATTTAGTCCCCTTGTCACTAAAGACTGGGAAATCTGTCATTGTCTGTAATGGTGTCATTTTTTATTCTCCTGCTAAAATTAAAACTTGTGGTGCTGTGCATATTCTGAAGAATAGTTGTGTCAGCAGCCAAACATTTTTATATCCGATGTTATCCTGAAAGTTTACGTTTATATCTCCGTATTCGTTCCAGGTAATTGTGTAATTTTTCGATATTGCAGACGCTATATCATCAATGCATTTAATGGTAATTCCATAGCGTTTGATTTTCGCTATATTTGCCAGGATTCTTCTGTAAACTCCTAGATTCATATAAAAGGAATCGCTTGTTTCAACCGATGATAAACGTCCACCAATCTCGCTGTCTACCTGGGAAAGACCGATTAATTCGTCTTGCAGCAATGGCAGACTTCCAAGAAGCATTACGTTTTCTGCGTTGAACCCTTCAGGTACAAGAGGTCTAGGATAACCGATTAAGCATCCGATTGTTTCCAGTTCCGTCTCCTGTGCGGTTCTGATGCTTAAGCCTTTAATGTATTTGATTACCTCGTCCGCATCAGACAGTTCTTCCTCTATCGCTTTGAATACGGAGTTGATAATCGGGCCATTCATCTGTTGTGGCACATATTTGCTCTGTTCTATCATTCAAGGATCTCCACTTCGATGTTTTCGTCGATGATACGAGGAATGACATTACAACCGATTACAACGTGATTGCTCCATTCTTCACCGTCAAGGCTTACTTCACAGTAAGCGACCTTTGTATAATTAATGTCTACGAATGGTTTTGTCACCAGCATAGAATTAACGTCTGTACTGATACCCCAGGACGCACTCGCTGTGATAAGGTCACGCTTGAGCTGATTGTCAACCTGTGTGCCTTCTTCGGCATCTTCCTCAAGCCATATCTTTACGTGTACGTTCTGAATGGTAGCCTGGTCATATTTAATAGGGATTTCCTGTCCGCTCGAAGTAACATAGTTCTGTGATTTCGCATATTCGGAACTTTCGTCTGCGTTCTGTGTTGGAGCGTTCATATATTCGGCATAGGTCGCAGCCAACTTGTCGCTTTCACCGTCAACGATGATATATGCGTGACGAGGTGCTAGTTCCACACCGCCTTGGAGAGTGATTGGCTCACCAACGTTATAGTTGAAGAAAATCTTAGCGTAATTGATACCAGTCAATTCTTCTAATGCTGTCTTACAGCCATCGAGTGTATATTTGATTGTATTACCCTGTACCAAGCGACGACGCAGGTTGTTAGTTGTTTCTGCTGCTGTTCCAGGAACTGAAGAAGTCCCGTTTGTTACTGACTCAAGGTTTGCGATCTGAGTGTCAAATCTTGTGATTTCCCCGGATAGAACGACAACAGGCCCAATGGTGTCACATACGGTTTCAATGTTCTGTGTAGATCCTGCGGAAATCAAAACGTCGTTCTTTACCACGAAATTCTTATCTTCAAAAGGAGCCTTTGTCCCGGCTGGAATTGAACAGTCACCGCTTTCGCTTGCTGTTACAGAAAGCACCAATGTGGAGTAACTTCCCGGATTGCGTGAAACAGCTGCAATTGGGAGTAGGTTTTCAATCTGTTGATCATCGCATAAAGCGACATTCAGACTGTTGATTGCTGCAGACAATTTTACGTCGTTGTCTGCAATTCTGTTGGCAGCTGCAAGAGCGAGCAAATAGAGAGCGTTTCCGTAGTTCTGATTGAGATTTACAATATTTCCCTTGTCGTCTTTGATTCCATTGGCTTCCAATAATCCGTTGATAGTATCCATCATTAATGAAGTGTGCTCTGCGGTTGTCTGTGGCTGCCATTCTTCATCGTTAATCTTAAAGCTCATCTGTTGCTTCCTCCTGCTTTAAACGTCCGACACTTAAGGTCAATTTATCATCAACAATGTCATACGCTGGATAATAAGTCGGCTTATCAACATTGTTTAAACTCTGTCTGATATAAAAATCCAATTCACCAAATGTTATCCTTTCTGAAAGGTATTCAGTCCAAGGTACACCAGCATCTTCCAACTGAGGAATTGAACCCTTTACCAGAAAAGCCGCCAGGGTCGCACATTGTAGATCTTCCTGTTCGTCGGTGATGATTGGCACGATACCGTCAACGACTTTCACGTCCCACACAGGATCAGCGTCGCTTGTTATTACTTCTGCTTTAATCTGTAAATCCATCAGTTTCCTCCCGTTCCGTGCTTTACCTTGTCGCTTTCGATGTTTGAGAAATCTTCCTTGTTTGTGTAAGCCTGGATTATGGCAATCATATTGGCCTTAAAGGTTGCACCACCGTCCTGTGCAGCTACCGCCGCGTTTGTGATTGCATTTATAATCGTATCTACACGTCCTGTTAGATATCCTAGTTGTGTCTTAAGTTCAGGGCCGATGACAACACCTCCGTTGTCATTTCCGTCCAGTTCTAAAACATCGTCTGTATTTATAGACAGTTTTCCATTTTCTGCAACGAACTGAACCTTTGCATCTGAATTGAAGATGCTCATAGGAACAGCCTTGAGTGTTTCCCTGGAATAATGAAGGCGGCTTGTCTGTTCCACCGCACTTGTAACATCGTCCACATTGGTAATCGGATTTTTAAGACCAAGAAGTAAAACTTTGTCACCTTTACTAACAGGAAAAGAGAGCGACAATTCTGCCGAAGAAATCGTCAAGACCTGCACGTTCTCTGTTGTTATCGCTTCCAGGCTTTTTTCTTCAGTCGTTTGAGGTTTGATTGCGTGTGTCACGTTTACAGTCTTGTCTGCATTAACCGCAGAAACAAACCCATAATCGACAATGAAGAACTGAGCAAGGATTGATTCGATTAAATCACGGTCGCTGTAACGCTGACCAAATATGATTGAGGGGTCTGTCATTTTTTAATTACCCCCATTAAAGTCATTTCATTAGGCCCTGACGTTGTTGAGAAGTTGAAATTCACGGTTGTTACCGACATTGTTGTTATTGCCTTTCTAGTCGATGCGTTCATATTTGTGGAATAATACTGTGAACTGAAAGACACCAATGTTCCTGGCTTAACCATAGGATCATAGAAAGTCTTGATGGTAGCGATTACAGCATTATCAGCTCCACCCATCAATTGTGGTGGAGTTGTCACACACGGAATGAGAATTGGTGCTAAATCTGACGATTCACCGACAAGGTTTATTTCAAGAACCGAGCCATTCGGTTTGATTACCAAAGGCTCCTTAAAGTGCTTTTTAAGGGCGACAAGCGAGTCCTTCGCTTTTCCCGTGAACTGGAAATCTTCCGAAGAAACAAGACCTTTGCAATTTTCTGATACCTTGTATGTCATACCGAGAGAGATTGCAATCTGATTGATAGCGTCTGTCAGCTTAAAACCTTTTTTAAGGTTGTTGAGTGTTACCGTTGCGGAGAGCCAGTTCTCACAGTTTCCCATCAAGCATTGAATGACGGTGCGACCTTCAGGACCTGGACTTTCTGTATACATATAAAAGATTGTTCCTGTGAACCGTGCGGTCTTTCCGTAATATCCCGCTTCCACCTCTACAAATGGATACTGAGAAGATATGTTTTCCATATAAAGATTTTTCACGGTAACGTTGAAAGATGGCATACACTCATCGGTTGTCATCAAGCCAGAAATCTCAACAGATGGCTTGCGTCCATACGCAGGACATTTGATTGCAATATCCTTGTATTCAGCACCCCTTGAGCCATTCTTATTTGAGAAAAATCGTAATGATATGATGCGGTTGAAATTAGTAATCATAGCCAGGTAATCAACCGTAAAGAAGTATTGAACAATGACGAGTAGTCTATCTGTTCAAAATCCGTAATAAATACAAGACCGTAGTCGCTGTAACCTGTCCAATTTATGACGTTAGGATAGACACCAGCCTGGCGGACTGAACCGTCAGGGAGTGTCACCCATACGCTCCACGAATTGTTAATCCATTTAAAATGAAAGGTGAATGTTCCGCTTGTAGCCACGCATTCAAATTCGAAATTGTCCCGTGGCTCTGTTTCTGGAAATTCAATCTGTTCTACTTGCTTAATGGTGTTCATACCATTATAGACGTTTTACAAGGCCAACGCTCCGACCGTGCTCATTGCGGCTGCTGTACAACCCAATGAAATAGTAGATCCAAGCGATGTTCCAACTCCTGGCAAGGCTGCCGACAACGCACCAGAAAGCATAGATGTCACATCGTCCACTACGTTGATTTCCTTAAGGCTCATAGAAAATGGCTTTTTATTCTTACAGTCAGATTTCTCTGAAATTGTAAGGCTTTTGATTACAACACGACGGTAAATCTGAGCGTCTATGTCCTTGTAAATCATTACATAACCATTCTTAAACGCAGCCTTCAAAAGTTCCGTGTGCAAGGTAACGAAAGGAGTGAATAAATTAGTTGGCTCAAAACCTGCGATTCCTGGAATATATCCATTCAATTCCCAAGTCCAGGAACCTGGAGCCACGTTATCTGACACGTTGATTTTTTTTGTTGCCGCAATAACCAGGCTTTCACTCACTTCTGCCATTCCGCTCATTTGGTGGTTTTCAACTTCCAAAGGCACAGCGAAAGGCAGACGCAAGAACCCGTCGTATTCCCCGGTATAAATCAAGGTCGGAGTTGTAAGGAGTGTCTTTGCCATTTTGAGTGCGGTTGGCTTTCCGTTCAGAATTGCCTGTGAAAATCTATCTACTTCTTTATCCATTTTATCCTCCTAGTTCAACCCTGGCATTAACTGCATACGTCTGGCACTATCAGAAATCGACTGTTCTATTGCAGCCTGTGTACCCTTGTATGCCTGCTGTCTTATCGTCTGAGGGAGTGTGTTTCCAGCTCCATTGATATTGAATGTCTGTGTGATTGTGTACTGTGTTGGAGCAGAAATACCGCCCGCTGCCTGTGGCACAAACGCACTTGCCAGGTCGCTTACATTTCTTGCAGCGAATACCCAGTCGTCAGGAGCGACTTGTGTTATCTCTCCATTTGGACGAATGATACCGTCGTTTACTTTTTTATTTGTTCTTTTTTCCAAATCGTTATAGTCAACATTTTTAACAGGAAAACGACCCACATCACCGTACATTCCATACCATCTAGCAAGTTGATTTTTGTCCCATTCTGAGATTTTTGAATAATCAGCCTTTCCAAACATTCCTAATGCTCTGTAATAGTTAAGTCCATTTGTAATATCGTTCTGTAATTGCGTTTTGTCTGTAACTTCAAATGCTTTAGAGAAACCTTCTGAAATATCCCCATCAAGCATCATTGAAGCACCTTCTGCCATATTTGTGACGGTTTCTATGGCTGTTTCGCCTAATACTTCTCCAGGGACTTTAAGTTTCTCTGCAATCTTTCCTACAACTTTAGATATTGTTTTTATAGATGTTACTATCTCGTCTCCGTGCTCATCTAAGAATGAATTAAACTGGGAAATTACTGGAGTTAATTCCTTACCTAATTCTGAACCGAATAATTTAGAAAATGCTTCAAGCCGAGCCTTGGATTCATCTATTTCATTATTAAAAGCATTTGCATTGTTGTAATCCTGTCTATCTGTAACGTTAATTCTAGCAGCCTTTGAAAGGATAGCGTCCAGAGTGACGTTGCTCTGTTTCATACTTTCGTAGAAATCAAGGCCTGTCTGACCGAGCACTTTCTGAAGCAAGCGAGCGGCCTTTCCCTGGTCGTCCATTGTTGCGGCGGTCTTTAATACAACCGCAAGACGCTCGTCGGCTCCCATATCTGCCACGTCGTTATAGTTCAAGCCGAGCTGAGCAAGATCTTCCGCAAGGCCAATGTCGGCTCGTCCCATCTTCAAATCCTGGTACGACGATTCTAGTTTTGACATAGCGTCAACTAATCCGTTGGCACTAACACCAGCCAACTTTGCGGCGGTTTTCCACTGATTTAATTTTTCTACTTCGATACCAAGAGCAGCAGCGTTCCTTAATTCTGCGGCTTCAATCTTCCCGGTTGCAACAGCATACGCTCCCAGGATTGCAGAAACGTTGCGTACAGTTCCGGCAAGGCTTGTTAATTTATTAACAGCTCCGTCTATTGACTTGTTCCCTGTTTCAAACGAGTTCTTATCAACGACCAAGCCGAGGGTGGCAAAGAAACCACCAATATCTGTGCTACTGCTCATTGTATATTCCTTCTATTTCGTTTTTCGCCCTTATACAAGACAAACCGTCGAGCATATCGTCCAGGTCGACGGGCATTCTCTTGTATTCGCTGCAAAAAGAATAAAAGAGCCAAAGGTAACCGTTGTCACAATTACGCTTTACGGCACGTTTGGCTCTTGCATCTTTTATTACATCTTTTGTGCGGCTTCCGTCTGGGCTTTCGAGAGCCGCAGAGATTTTTTTAAGACATACCCATAGATAGCGTCTGCAATCGCAATCAAGGAAAGCGGCTCGTTTCTGAAAAGGTCGAAACCTTCCAGGCTGTCGTCCACGTTCACGATTTTGAATGCTTCTGTTTCCCCGTTAGGGCATTTGACAGAAACCTTGCGGCCTGTGATACAAATCTTCATAAGTCTGATTTTATTATCCATTGTCGGTGCCTGGATAATACGACAGATTTCCAAGGCACTTGCTGTGTTCAAACCGTCAGGAAATGTAATCTCAAACCGCTCAAGGTACGGAGTGTTGTCAACGAATGATTCGTCTACACGAGCCAATCCGTCCTTGTAGTCCTGTCTTGTAAGAGTTAATGTGCTTCCCATTCATTCACTCCTTATTCGTCGTCAGACACGCATTCACCGTAGTTGAATGTTACCTGGTAATCAGGTGCGTCATTCCCCTGGACAAGCAATGGTGGACAGCTGCGAACTGTACAAGCATAGAATGTTATACCGTCTGTCTTTCCGTTGATTTCCTGAGTGATACGGATTGTACCGCCCTGGCTGTCTCCGGCTTTCTTAAGTTTCTGTGCAATCGAAGCCACGTCACCTTCAGTCTTTGTTTTTATAACGTTGAATGTAAGTGTTCCGGCTCCGTTATTATTTGTGATTGTGATTGTGTTACCGTTAGCAAGAGCCACAATCTTTGACGAGTCCATTGACTGCTGTGCCTGGATCATCTGACCTTCGAGTTTGAACCCGTCGAGGGTGATTGGGTCGCCATCGTTAACAAGAGGGTGTGTCAATGTCGCTGTGAACTGACCTGCCGCAATAATTGAATGATCTGCCATTTTCTACCTCCGTTTAGCGTGTTGGCTGTGTGATATACAAAGTGCCATAAACAGTTACAGCACGTGTGTTATCCACATAATCAGCCTGCCAAGCGTTATTGATTGTGATTGTATCTCCACTAACAGGAAGATCTTTGAATACTGGTGCTGTAAGAACGAAGTTAGCAAATCGACCCATATCCAGGAAGCCTTTTACCTGGTCTGTAAGGAGCAAGAGGATTGCCTGGTATGTTGCATTGTTTCTGAACTTGTTCATCTTTGTAATCATATTTGCTGTCTTTACTTTGCACATATATGTAATGAAATTCTTACACCAGTTTGCTCCGACACTTTCACCGTTCAATGTGAGAGAGCCTTCAATACAAACGTTTTCTGTTCCGTCACCGATATATGTCGCATAACCGATTTTCTGGTCATCAAGAGCAGCTTTCTGTGTTGCTGCAAGGTTTGTTGCGTTGCCTTCTGCATCTTCCGCACCGCTTGCACTGATAGTGTTGAAAGCAACCATATCAACACTGTTTCCAACTGGTGTTCCAGTAGCGTTTGCAGATGAGAGAGATTTACCCAACTGAGCCAACGCAGCGTTGATTGTTGAGTTCGGATGATATACAACGCGAGCATTTAACTTTGCTGTTGTCAACTGAGTGATAAGAGCAGATGTCTTTGAAAGGACGTTAGTGTCGCTTGTTCCTACCCACATATCGCTGTAAAGAGGGTCTGCAATACACAAAGCAGCAAGAGCAGTCTGTGCAGCAATATAACCTACTGAATCTGCGATAATAAATTTGAAGTAAGCGTACATTTTGAAATGTTCGTAACAAACTGCCAATGTGTCTGTAGCATCTTCTCCGTCGTCGTATACAACAATTCCCACCTTCGCTGCCTGAGCACTTGCAAAGAAAGGAACGAGCCAAGTCTTCAGTAATCCGCCTGTAAGATTACCGTAATTGTTAGAGTCCAACTCTGTTAATGTTTTAGCCGACGCACTTGATACACCTGGGAGATAATCTGCTGCCTTAGACAAAGGAGCATAAATCATCGCACGAGTGTAGTTTTCGCCAGCCAATGGTTCAATGACAGTCTCGATTGGAAACTGAACATTTACCTGGGCGATTGATCCCTGGAATTTATCTGACATATTAATGTCCTCCTGACTTTATAGTCCTTTAGTTGATATAAACCGCAGTCAAACGCTGCTGGCTTGTGTCCAATATTGAAACCCAACGAACCCGGAAGTTTACGTTCCAGGCCATTACGGAGTTAGTTCCATCTTGATAGAATGACGATGAGAACGCGGTCATATCGTCGTACATAATCGCACCTTGCACCGTTTCCAACTGCTCCTTTACGTCACTTCGCAAAGGCCAGGTGGCCACATTGTTGGCGATTGTTTCGCTGTCAGGGCCAACGAACTGTAACTCTATGTCCGCAATCTTCTCCACGCATACACGGTTTGTGTTTCCGTCCACGTTGTAATAAGGTGCAGACCTTGGTCTGTTGCTTTTTATTCGGTAGGCACACCAATTGTTAGGACTGTTCAACTGTTCCTGTGGATTCCACCAGTTCCCTTGTTTAGGAACGACGTACTCTTCATCAATAGAAAGAATTTTCGCCAGTATTCCACGTAATGTCGACTGATTCAGTTCCATTGTTTCCTACCACCTTTTCCAAAGAATAGCGTTCATATCCGCCCTCATAAGTCCAATTGTTAGAACTGATAAGGCGGTAAACGTTTCCTTTAATCTGTGTGAACCAACCGTCCAATTCCTGGTCGGAAGTCCAGAATTCAAACCCGGCAGATGCCACCAGGTTTCCGTTTGAGTCTTTAAGCTGCTTTCCACGAGTGTTCTGATATATGCCCGATACGTTCTTTGAAGAACCGTCGATAATATCCCAGCCACCGTTGATCTTCGCTTTCATTTGATAAACGGTAAGCGACCGTTTCTGTTCAGGAAAAGCGAGCAATAAATCACCATATACACTCATTAATCCTTCTCCTTAATGATGTAGTGCAAGTCACTCATCAAATCTCCACCGTCTATGAGCGGTGTGTCGCTTCCTTTCTCTTCAATCCATTGTGGACTGTTCGGTTTGGTCGATTTGTAGTAATCGGAACGCACAAACTCCTGGATTGCTCCAACAGCCATAGTGCCGACCTTGTCCCAATTTGCAGATCCTGTTTCTTTCTGAGTCTTTACCTGTTTAGCCATTTCCTCTGCCAACTTGTCCTTTTGCGATTCCAGACCTTCTTCAAGAAAGGGTCTCGCAGGCAATGTCGCAGATCCAACGCTCAACTCCTTGGCCAGTTCGCTTGTTTCTTTTCCTGGACGAGTTTCTGTACGTCTATTTCCGTCCTTGTCAGTTATGTGAATTGTATCGACGTGTGTTCTACCGCTGGGAAATCCGACCAGAATTGTCGCTCCAACCTGGGCAGCGAAACGCTGGATTTTTTGAACGTCCACGGTTGTCTTTACATTCAAATTCAACCGATAATCAGGCATATATACCGTACCTTTCAGGTGCGGACTGAATGAGCATTAAAGCCTTCTGTCCGAACACATTAGAATTAAGCTGCTTCAAACCTTCCTGAGCGTCCATATCCTGAAACGACAAGGAAGTGCCACCAATAGACTTTGACGACACCGCCATTCCACCGTTTCCGATAACTCCACTCAACGAGCCTGGGTTCATATCTGACAGATACCAGGCTGTAAGAAGGTTCATACAAAGGTTACGCTTGGCGTCGCGTGTAGCAGCGTCAAGCACACCCCACAGGGATTTCACCCCGGAGAAAATGACAGCGACTTCTTCATAAGCCGCATTGATTTCTGCGTCTGTTAAGTCCGGGAAATTGTGAGCATATAAGAAGTCGTTTCTTGTCATTTATTCGTCCTTTTTATTTGTTTTCTTAGAAGTCTTAGCCTTTGTGCCTTCTGTTTCTGGCTTTGTTTCTGTTTCCTTGGCTTCTAATTTCGCTTTCAATTCTGCGAGTTCCTTTTCTGCAGCGTCTGCACGTTCTCTCGCTTCATTCACCAATGTTGCGGCAGGACGGTAACTGTCAGGCAACTTATTCAAGACACGATATTTCTTGTCTGAAATAAGACGTCTGAACATTGGCTCGCTATTCTGCAATTTTTCAAGTTCAGCTTCTGTTACTTCTGCGATATTTCTCATATCTCCGTCTGCGTTTGCAGCAGGCACACCCTTATCAATCGATGAGAACCAGATTGCGTAAGGATAAAAACTCTGAATGTATTTCATATTTGCTCCCTATAAATGAAAATACGGTGACCTTGTGAGCCACCGTATTTATAGACGTTTTAAGATTTCAATTATTCGGCAGATACACCGAAGCCAGAGTAAACCTTAACAGCCTTGTTTACTGGAGCGAATACACCAGCGAAGCGGCGAAGAACAGCGTGCTGCTGATCGTAGCTGTTTGGTGTAACTGGGTAAACGAATGATTCGAGAGGAACACCAAGAAGAAGAATGTCCTGCTTGTCATCGTTAGGGCCTGCACCAACTTCTGGAGCTGTGATAACGAGCTTATCAGAGCCAGTTGGGTTGAATTCTGTGTTAGCAGCCAAGAGTGGGTCGCTGAAGAATTCAATGCGTGGCTTAGAACCGCTCTTTGTAACGCCTGCTTCGAAGTTTTCACCAAATACAGCAAGAGTTGCCTTTGGATTGTAAACATCTGAATAAGGTGTTGATGTAAGAAGGTTGTATGCTGCTGGAGCCATAGCAACACGGATGATGTCGAACTTGTTGTATGAAGCCGACATAAAGTCTGTGATTGCCTTTGAGAGCACCTTGTACATATCAGATCCCTTAGTTGTGCTTGTTGTTGAAGCAGCAATTTCAGAGAGTGATTTGCGGTCAGATGTTACCCAAGTTTCGATTGGGTTTACATCGAACAAGCCTGGTGTGTCTGTGAGAGAGTTACCGTAGTATGTGAGGTAGTCTGTCATCATATCGAGGACGTACTGTGCATACTTCTGTTTTTCTGCCATCAACGAACCTGCGAATGGTGAGCCATTTCCACCTTCTGCACGCTGCATTTCTTCTACTGTGAAGTTGAAGTAAACCTTAAGGTTGATGACAGCGTTAACCATCATACCGCCCTGTACGTTTACGTTCTTCTTGAGGTTAGCAGCAACAGTTCCGGCTTCGTCAATCTGACCCCAACCAGAGTAAGCGGCAAGCTGCAAAGCCTGTGTTTCACCCCAAGGGTTTGAACCAGCCTTTCTCTTTACAAGGTCACGAGCGTGAGAGTAAATGAGTGGCTGCTTGTAGATTTCAGGGAAGAAAGAAGCGTTCCAAGGAGAGATAGTCTGCATATCAATCAAAGAACCGCTATCACCTACGAAAGCAGACTTTGAAACAGTCATATCGTATTTACCTGTCAGTGCGTTGAAAACAGGCTTCATATCAAGAGCAGCCTTGTTCTTCTTGTACATAGCGTCGAGCTGTGGTGTAAGACCTTTGAGGTTTCCGAGCATAGCAGAGTCACCAACGAAGAGTGGTGAACGGATTGCAGATGCAGGTACACCGTAAGAAGGGTCTGAAGCAAGACCGATTGAGAGTGTTGCGTCGCGGAGAAGGTCGTTAGCCTTGCTGTTTGCGTTGAGCAACTTCTGAGCCACTTTACCAAGTGGTTTAAGATTCTGAGCACACTGAATAATCATATTCTACGTTCTCCTTATGCCAAATAAATGAGTGCACCGTTGTCACTTGTTACGTCACGAACGTCTGCATTTGTCAATTCCGCCCATCCTGAAGGAGCAGAGCCTGTTGATGCCAGGAATTCGATAACACCTGTTGTTGTGTTATAGATAACCTTACAACCGATTACTGGGTCGATTGCTGCTGTTGCATTTTTTGTCCAGCCAGCGATATAGAAGAACCCGTGAGTGATTGCAGCACAAGGAAGTCCTGCAAGATATTTGTTAGGGTGTGCTGGTGCATTCTGAGCGATTGCATCGTCAAATACAGATACACCACGCACAACGTTTCCGCTTGCAGCACCTGCTTCAAACAAATTAGGAGTTGTTGGATCTGCTGAAACTACAACACCAAATTCCAAGTCGGCTCCGTCAGGGTCTGTTACACCACCGAGTTTGAGGTAGCCTTCCATCATTGGCACAGCCTGTGCCTTCAATTTCAACTGGCCTTTAAAACCAATATCAAGATTGAGATTTGATTCCATTATCTAGAACCTCCGTTTTTGATTGCTGCGAACATTTCAGCGAGTCCACCGTTATGTCCTGCATTGCGATTCATAGTCACAGGAATGAAAGGAGCTGCGTCGCAAACACCCTTGTCTTTGCCTGTTACGTGTTCGATGTCTTCTTCCACATTTTCTTTGACATATTCGCCAACAGTCTGTGGTTCTTCATCTTCTACTTCTTCTTCGACTTCTTCTTCAGTTTCTTCTTCCACGCCTGCGGCATCTTCTGCCATACGCTTCTTGATGAACTGATAGATTTCTTCGAGAGAATATTTAGGGTCAGGATCTGCGTCTGTCACATCTTCTTCTGTTTCTTCTTCTTCAACTTCTTCAGTTGTTTCAGGAGCAACAGTTTCTTCTGTAACTTCTTCTGATACCTGAACATCGTCGCCAGTACCTTCTTCTTCAGCAGCAACTTCTGTTGTTTCTTCAACAACGTCGTCACCACCAACAGCTTCTGGTACGTCCTGCATTGCTTCTGTGTCGAGTTTTTCGAACAAATCTGCAACGCTGTTTCCTGCTTCTTTTGCCACTTCCATATCCTGTTCCTTTACGGAACGGAAATCTTCCAGGAAACGGTCAAGTTTAGCCTTGTCGTCCCCGTCAGGAAGGTCAGCAATAAAGTCTTTCAACTCGTCAACCCTTGCTCCGATTTCTTCGTCAGAAAGGCCATCTTTCTGTTCGATGAGTTCGTTGAGCTTATCTCTAAACATACCCATATCGTTGTCCTGGGTAAGAGCGAGACGTTTGCGAGCTGCTCTGAATAAACCTGTAATAAGTTTCATTCTGTACCTCTTTGTTTTATAGTCCTTTTTCTATTCCAGGACTTTGATGTACCAATCGTCCCAATCCGCACATTCTTCTTCGTGGATGTAAACAAGTCGCCCAGTGAAATCAATAACGAATTCATTGTCCTTGTATGTATCAAGGTGAATGTCGTCGTTCACTTCGTAGATCATCTTTCCTTTGAAGATACAGTCGCAGGCGTCAAATATGTCACAATGGAACATCACTTTCTTTCCGTTCCAGGACTTCATTGTGCCCATATCCACATCAGACAAACAGATTGGTGTAGTCTCGTTCATCTTCTGCAAATCGTCAGATTCTTCGAGAATTTTCAAAACAGGCTCGTCGTTCTTTTCAGGAGCGACGAACCCGGTTGCTTTCATAATTTCACGTAATGTTAATTCACCTGTAAGATTAGCCGACATATCTCTCTCCCCTTAGTCACGCTTAATCTGACCGATAATGAATGCAACCAATGCAGCCACCGCAGCAATAATTCCTGATACCAACGCAACAGATGAAGTGATTGCTTCAGTTGTTGCTCCACCGATAATCAGGCACGCAATATCGAGTGCCAGGATTACCCAACAAACCAACTTTGTGATTTTGTTTGTAAAGAACGCTTTGATTTTTTCCATCGTTCTACCTCCGTTATTTATTTGAAGCGGTCGAAAATAGAACCGCTTACTTTTTCAAAAATCGTCTGAACCTTTGGTGCGTTATCCAAAACAACCGCGTCAGATCCTCCACGGCCACAAGGCAGCAGAGCAAGGTGATTTACGCTGTTTATCTTTCTCATAATGATGTCGTATTCCTGGCCATCAGGACTTGTTCCTTTCTGCCATTCGAAATCGGCATAGTAGCCAGGTGATAACTGAACCTCACCGCGACTATATGCGTCCAAAGCTTCTTGATCGCCAAGCATAACTGTTGAGCGAATTCCGACCTCGTGCTTTCCTTCCAGGTAGTCGACCGTTGGATTGTCGCCAGTAAAACCGACTGTCAGATCCTTAAAGTTCTGTTCATCAACCGCACGGTTAGGATGATGGTGTGTCAAAGGCAGCATCTTGAACTTGTCGCACGCAGCTGCAAGAACAAGAGCAGGTCTGTAAATCTTGTACACACGTTTCTTTTCAACCCAGTCAGGTGCTCCCTGGCCTGGAAGTGGGACTTTCAATGTTGGTAATTCTTCAAATGCGTAGTCATAAATGCCACTGACTGCAATGCGGATGTTTTTTAATTCGGCCATACGTCCTCAAAAAGGGAGACACAGGCGAGCAAACAACCCACCTGTGTCCGGGTAAAATTGGAATCTGAAACACCGTCCTTCGGTTCACCTTTATAGACGTTTTAGAAAACTATATTTAAATAAACTGTTTAAAAAAACGGGTCTTTTTGTATCGGTCGACAACTTTATCGAATTATTAAAAAGAATGCGTCACAGCGAAACGTAGGCCTATTTCCGCCCAAGTTTCAGAGCGTATAGAACACCCATTTTTAGTCGTGGATTGGTTGGATTGAAAAATAATAAAAAAAGGGAGCGTATGCTCTTTTAAATATTCATTTCTTTTCATTTCAATTCTATTCACTTCAATTCATTTCATTTCTATTCAGAGAGAGTGAAATTAGCAAAATTAGCAAAATTAGAAAAATTAGCGAATTTAGAAAAATTAGAAAAAAAAATGCACCAGGTTGCTGTTCACAACGGTGGTGCATAAGGAGAAAAACAGTAACTTCCTAGGGTCTTAAAAACAGGAAACGGAGCGGAAGCTGACTCCGTTCCTGGACGGTTTAAGGCTTACCGTCAGCCTTGTTTAATCTTTAGCGTCTACGATATATCGCACGATTTTCTTCCAGTACCACAAAGGCATTCTGACCTCATCGGCTTCTTTGTCGTAAGAAACAATCGGTGTTCCGTCTTCCTGGAACGGATCTGGAACTACCGCACTATTTTTGGGAGAGGTCGTGCAGGATATTAAGAGAATTGTCGAAATCAGAGCGACTGTTCCCAGTTTCCATTGTTTCCTTAAGTTTTGTCTTGTCCTTGGAATTGTTGTCTGCTTTTTCATTTCCTTTATGTTCTCCAATCTTCAGGCAGCACCAGCACATAATGAACGCACACACCGCCATTAATACGATACAAACTGTAGCAAAAATCGTTGTCATTCTGTTGGCTCCTGTTTAGGTTTAGCGAAATCCTGGACTACGTTTCCACCGATATATGCCAGGGAGATCCCACCCCAGAAATTGGTGAACTGTGTCGCAAGGGTGTAGTCGCTTGTGATAAAAGCAAACACCAACGACGCCATTTCAAATGCTGTGGCCACAATCCACACTATGAATTTGCGGCTCACGTATTTCTTGTTACTTGGCTCAATTTTCTCTTCTGACATATATTTTCTCCTTCCATTTCTGTTATTTTTATAGGTTCGCCTTTGACGTAGTTTCTGCAGGCGACCTTGTTCTTGTCTGTTTCGCACAACGTGTTCAATAAGCAGCTGCCACACGAATGACAGAAGTAGTCGCTATAACTCGTCATATTTATAAACAATCGAATAGCACACTCCCTGGCATTTGATTGCAGGTTCGTGTGGATCTTCGATTACATCTCCATAATTATCAACAACCCGGAAGTGATACTTGCTAGGGCCGTTCTGTTCAATTTTCTGAATGAAATATTCCGCTCTGTGTTCGACACCGTTATACCACCCAAGGTGACCGTTAACGAATGTGGCTACCTCTGAAAAGTAACCGTCGTCGCCAAGTTCACGAAGAGCGAGCGTTGAAATGCGAGCACTGTTTACAACGTTGAGGTTCTTGTCGATAAATCCGAACCCCAGGCAGCGTCGCCATAATTTATTAATTGTGTGAAAATCGAGTTCTTTTCCAGTCTTGATTTCTGCCAGGAGCAGAGCCGAACGGAAGAAGCAGCCTACCTTCTGAATGTCGTTATAAAGTCGCTTGTCGTTCTGTTTGATGTGCATAAAACCCTCTCAATTTTTTTATTTATTGCTTTCGATAAGTTTGTCGAGTTTCGTGTCCATTTTTGAACACAACAAGGTCAAATTATCGACCTTTGCGTTGAGAGTGGAAATGTTCTGTTCCGCAGCGTTGGTGCGACTGAACAGTTCAGCAAAACGCTTGTCGTCGTTCTCACGGTCTTCCTTTGCACGAGTTTCGATATTGTCGACACGCTGTGCCAATCTTCCGTTATCCTTGCTCATAGTCGCCACCTTCCAAAATATGCCACCCAGGAAACCCGCAATTGTGATTCCCAGTGAAATTGCTGCTGCTATCATCATTCTTTCCCTCTGTTTTTATTGACTTTTTTAATCTCGATATTCGACTGGCACCAGGCCGCAACGACAGTTGTAGTCGTCGATTTCAGACGGTAAATCTCGTATGTCGAAAATACGTCCGTCCAACGCTCTGTGGGTATCACGCACGCGGGAATCGTGACTTGTTACCCATTTGATTTTAGTTACTCCCGCAGATATGAACGTAGAGAGTGTCAGGGCCTTGTTGAACCTGGCCATCTGGTCACGGGCGAAGAACCGTGCCATTGTTTCTGCACTCTTGGAGAGACCGTCCATCGCTCCTGCAATATCAAGAACGTCTGATTTTCCTTCGACGTAATCGTTCAGTTTTTCCAGGAACACTCGTTTCTGCCAGGATAGACCGTTATTAATACGCTCCTTTGTGTTATCCAAATAGAGAGCACGCAGATTCTCCATATTGCGGTCAAATAAGGCCTGCTTGTCGATGGAAAAGTTGTCGATTATACGCATCAGTTCATCGCTAGCGTCTGCGTTGAATTTCTTAAAAAATTCTTCTGTGTCTTCCTGGAGATAGTCGTCCATAAACTCTGACATATCAGGAACATCTTCTTCCTGTTCCCATTGGCGACGGAGATTTTCTGCGGCACTTCCTACCTGCATACGCTTTCTGATCCGTGCAGCTGCATCTTCGTTCTTTTTCTGATTTTCAAAATAAGACAATAAATCTTCAAGAACACCGTCCTGAACCATAGCACCGTCCTTGGTGATTACCGCACGGGTCTGTGCTAGAAAGTCTTTAAACAATTTTAGCAGAGCCTTTTTGTAGACGCTGCTTAATTGCTTTGTGAGTCTGTTCTCTAATCTGAAAGGCGGCTGTGGAATGCCCATACGCTGCATTCGGAGAAATCCTGCACGTGTATGAGCACCGTAGTAGTAGCCGTTTCTTTTAATCGGCTGCTTTCTCATCGGCTTTCTTTACCTTTGCCTTTGATGTTGTTTCCTCAACCCATTCAGGTTCTTTTCCATATTTGAGCCAGTCATAAGTTGTGTGAAGAACAGGAGCGATTGCTTCAATGTCGCTGTCCGGGATCTTTGCGTAAGAAACGCCAGTCATCCAGGTAGAAACCTTGATACCCGCTGCCTTTGCCAATTCGTCCCAGGTAAGACCTGCAGACTTCTTTTTAGCAAGAATGCGTTTGTATTCCTTTGTCATAACGCTACTCCTTGTAGATAGATTTATTGTCATATTCCTGGTGATAGACACCTGGATTAAAGACCTTGATTAAGTTGAAACGGTCACCGACCTTGGTTGTTTTCGTAACGTGACGGAAACCTGGAACAGGCGGACACAAACACACACAGTCATTTGGCTGTGCATACTGTACGAACATATCTGCGTGTTCTCTTATGCTCTCTGCGGTTTCCTTATTCGCACACACCTTTGGAGCACCGAATGTTATAACGTCCGCCTTTATGCCTGTTCTCAGATAAAAGTCCTCGCACGCAATGACGCTCATAGCACCACCAAACGACCACCCAGTAATCAAAGGCTTGGACTCGTAGAGTGAAACAAGACCTATAAAATCCTTTAGGATTTCGTCCCGTCCACTTTCCCAGGCTTTGACAAATCCACGGTGCATTTTATGGCCTGCATATTTAATAGGCAGCCAGTCAAAGTTGAATTTCCAGTCCTGATCGTCTGTGCTTTCCTGGAACAACAGACAAGGCCGCTGCTCAATGACAGCAATCTGATAGTCCAGGTCTTTGCCGACGGTCTTATATTTTGTGTCCTTAATGATTTTGTTTAGTTCCCAAGGCTGCATTACATACCACCGAACATTCCATTCATCTGCTGTTGTGGAACACCACCACCGTTCACCTGGTTCCAAAGGTCACCATCCAGGCCCTGTGCTTCGCCAGCACCTTCAAACGCCGCCATATTATCGTCGTCCAGTTCGGAACTAGGAACAAACTTGTTTGCAATGTCTGCGGCAGATTTCAAAGGCACTCCGACTGATACAAGGCCACCGATAATTTGTGTGAACTGTGTTCCCAATTGAGCCTTTTCCTGGTCTGAAAGGATTGTTCCGCTATCTGCAGCAATCTTAACTTCACGTGCGTGCTTTCCCTGTTCGCTGTTCTTACCAAAGCAAGAATAAACAAGGAATTCAACACAGTTCTGAAAGGCAGGTGCTACGTTGTTGAACAACAGACGGATTGCTTCACTCTGTTTGAGTTCCATATCGTCACGGTTGTCTGTAGCAAGGCCGCTCGATTTTTCTGCGAACAATACGCTTTCAGGAATTGCGGCACCTGAACAGAGTGCGAGCCGAGCCTCAGAGATAAGCTGCTGGAAGCCACTGTAAGAGCGTTCCAGGACTTTGATTTCACCAATGGAGTTGATTGCTTTAGGGTGGAGCATTGACCACTCACGCATTTCTTTTTCATTCTGTTTGAAGAACTGTTTAGCGTAGTCAGGGCCATTCTCAATAATCATCCCGTCTGCAGGGAAGGTGTGATACATCAACGACATCTGCTGTGCCATAATTGGCAGCGACGCTTTCATAATTTCGTATGATTCGTAGTCCTTTATCCAACCTTCGAATTCAGATGTAGACCATCCCATCTGACGGATTGCTCCCCAGAATGGCAGCTTGCGTGGTTTAATCATAGCGATACGCTGTGTGTTTACCTTGCAGCCACCAAGAGGAACAAAGATGTTTCGAGCGTAGAGATAGTCCTGTGCGGTGATGTTATAGTCAGGAACAAACACGACGTTCCAACGGTCTGCGGTTACCCAGTATTTAATAAAATCTTTTTCAGGGAGTTCATTAAGGAGTTCATATTTTGACTTCTGTGTCATAACAGGACTGTCACCTTTGAACATCGGATAAACAGCTGCTCCACCAAAGATAAGAGCCTGGGTTATACCTTCACGGTATGCTTCGGTGAAACCGCATTTATCTGCGTATTCTTCGAGTTTTGTTAAATCGTCAGGAGAAAGGTTTGCACATTCAAAGTGCATCCCGTCCAGGAGCAGACAACCCGCTTTCTTGTCGATGATACGTGTTGGAACGCCACCGTTGGCATAATAAGCGGTCGCTTCAGTTGGAGTGATTGAAACAGGAATGAACGACTGTGTTGCAAGGCCAGGATCTACGAAAGGCACACCAACACCACTAACTGGGTTGAAATAACCGTCCTTGACCATTGTCTTGATTTCATTCATTCGTTCAGCTGTCTTTAAACGCAATGAGTCACGAAGTTCTGTGGCCGACTGTACGTCACCGTCGTTAATAAGGTTATCGTGAACGATTGCGTACTGTTCGTCCTTGATGGCTTCAAGTTCCGCAGCGTCCAAACATATAGCATCTGCACCGTCATTTACCGACGCACCGTCGCTTTCGTGTTCTGCGATAATCTCAAATATTCTTTTGTGATGTTCGTTAGTTTCTGTTTCGCTCAGCGATCTGAAGGTAGCCATTTTCTTTGACGTTCTCCCTGGATAATTCCTTTAAGTTTAAGAAGTCCGCATCGCTGCGAACTATTCGATAAATCACATATTCCAAACCGTCACAGATATGGTCAGGTGCTTCTTCACCTTTGCCTTTCTCCGGCTGACCGTTTTCTGCGTACTGGCGTGTTTTCAACGCTTCAGTACAGATTTCTGTTCCCTTTGTGAAAGCCTTTAGCAATCCCAAGCGAAACAGTTTATTGACGTAGAACACGCGGTCGATAATGCGTGGATTGGCTGTACCGATACGACACTCAATGCCATAGTCGATGATTTCCTGTTTATACCCTTTGAGCACTTCCTTTCCTGAACAGTCTGGATACCACAAAATCTGATTTTCAGGAAATGTTCGTCGCATTATCTCAGGAGCCTGGCCGATGTCCTGGAACGACCACGCTTTCACTATATATAGACATTTTGCACGTTTGACGATTGCGACGGCCTTGGAGAAGCCACTGTTCAAGTCCTGGCCGACCATTATTACGTCGCTTGGTAAGATTTCAAAATTATCAACACGACACTTTTCTTCGTCATATTCAGGATAAACACGTCCTGCCTTAAGGTTTACGAACTTACCCTCAAGGTAGGCCATACGCTCGTTGTCGTCGTAAATCTTATATAGACGGTCGATGTATGATTTCTGAAAGGTTGTATTGTCTTTGGTAAGGCCACGGATAAGAACGAACTTAAGTTTTGCACGCTTCAATTCCTGGACGACGTTATAAAGGCCTGAATAACCGTGAACCGTCGTGAAATACATAATGTACGGAATGCGTCCGTCCGGGAGCGACAATCGTGTACGTTCTGAAATGGCTTTGTTTGCTTCGATAACTTTCTGCTGCGACAATTCGTCAATTTCGTCGCACAAAAAGATATTGAAGTTATAACCGTAAATATCGCCAGGTTGCTCCGTAGCGATGAAGTAGAACATTACAGTTCCGATTGTGAGGACGTTATCTTTTTTATTGAAGTTGTAATCTGAATGACTCCGTTTGAGGATTGCCTGGAGGTCTTTCCACACGGTCTTCATTGCCAGGGTGATTGTTGTTGAGCCAATACCCACCGCAATTTCGTGACCGTTGTATGTCTGCACAATATCCAGGACACAAAGAACGATTGAGAACGACTTACCACAACCGTACCCACCAGCCAACAGAAACCAGTCCACGTCCAAGAATTGATGTGGAGCGGAAACAATCTGCTGCTGGTGTCTAAACGGAGTAATTACGTTACTGGTCGTCGGTGCTGCTTTCTTCACTTGTGCCACCGATTTCTACGTTGTCTGCAGCTGCGATTTCGTCACGAGACAGACCATCAAAGCGAATATTAAGCGGTTCTCCATTATCCACCTTGAGCGTAGCCTGTGGATCATAGCCACGGTGCTTTCCTTTGAGTGCCAGGAGCCACTTTGCATTGGCTTCCGAACCGTTGTTGATTGACTTGAAGATTACGCTTTCAGCCATATCCAAAACGAACTCACGCTCATTGTTGAGTGCTTCTCGTGTTTCTTCCCAACGGTTACAGAGTGATTCCGCTGTGTCCCAGGCACAACCGAGACGCTTTGCAATAACTGAAATAATGCCCTGACTGTTTTCGATTGCAGCCAGGACTGTCTTTTTATCTGTGTTCTTGTAACTTGCCATTTTTCACCCCATTTACAGAATTTAAGATTTAGGGCCTGCCCAATCAGTGCCGAATCGGTCGATGATATATTTAAAGTCCTCAAGGTCGTGTGGAACGATACTGTACGCTTCGTCGCCATCTTCCTTTACTTCTACACCAACGTGGAGCAATTCGTGGAACAACAGAACTTTAATCTGTTCTTCCGACATTCCGATGTTGTTATTCACATAAAGGGTTATTGTGAAGTCTGCGTGGATTGCCCACTGATTCTTTGGAGCGACCTTTTCGCATTCTCCGTGAACTACCTTGTCGCCGCTTGCTTTCTTGGAACTGTCGCTTTCCAGGTATACAATGCGTACTCTGCTATCTTTAATTGATTTGAGAGCAGGTTCTTCTTCAATCAGCTGCTCTGCAATTGCTTTGAAGTTTTCGTTTATCTGTCTGTGTTCCATTAGTCCAACGCTCCCGAGCCTGGCTCTTTACCGTTTTCTCTTGCCCACTTGGTGTAGCGACGACGGATAACGTCACAGTAGTGTGGGTCTTTTTCCATAAGGCGAGCCTTTCTTCCACAACGTTCTGAAGCAATCATTGTTGTTCCTGAACCACCGAATAAGTCGAGCACGATGTCTCCGGCCTTTGAACTGTTCTTAATCTGATATTCGAAAAGTTCAACAGGTTTCATTGTTGGGTGATCTGCGGATTTTGTAGGACGTTTACAGTCAATGACAGTCGTCTGCTTGCGGTCGTTATACCAGGCATGGCCACTGCCGGCCTTCCATCCATAAAGACAAGGTTCATGTTTCCATTGGTAGTCCTGGCGACCAAGAACTAGTGATGATTTATTCCACACGAGTTCCTGTCGAACATCTAACCCGACGTCTTTGCAGGCTCCTGTAAAGTTATATACTTCACAGCTTGCATACCAAATATAAAAAGGAGCACCATCCTTCATATTTTTATTCATATTGTTGAATGCAGAATCCAAGAACTGTCTGAATTCGCTATCTTCAAGACGGTCATTCTGAATAGATTTATAACCTTGTGTTTTTCTTTCTTCTATTGGCATTGCGTGTGAGCCACCGATGATATTTACGTTATAAGGTGGATCTGTCACAACAAGGTCTGCCTGGATTCCACCCATTAAGCGTGCAACATCTTCTTCAACGGTTGAGTCGCCACACATAAGGATATGATCACCGAGCTGATACATTTCCCCAGGAACAGAGTGTGCTTCTTCATCTTCGTTCACTTCTGGTGCTTCATCGTCTCCGACTGTTTCTTCGTCCTTTGGCTCAATGTGAAGATCGATTGTTCCGCTTGGCAGAGACAAATCTTCAATGTCCAATTTGAACCCTTCCATAAACTCAATGATTGTTTCTGCGGTCATTTTACCGTACTGTGAGTTAAGGCGAAGGAGGAGGTTTCTTGCTGCTTCTTCGTCAGCACAATCAACGTATACAACCGGCAGCTTAGGTAGTTTCTCACCCCTGGCCACCATACGTGACAATGCTCCGTAGCGTCCGTGTCCATCAAGCACGTGGTTTACACCGTCGTGTTTCCAAACAAAAAAAGGAAAGGCGAAGCCATACTGTTTGATTGATTTCTCAATCTTTGCGTAGTCCTTGTCGTCTCTTTCCTTGAGTCCACCCTGGAATTCTGTCAGTTCAGACAAGTCCAGGTAATCTTGTGTTTTGCATTTTACTTCCATACCTTTATAGACGATTTTGTGTTTGACTTTTGTTTGATAAGGAGGTAGTGTTAATTAAAAGGTTCGCTGCAGACGCGGTACACTTCGGTGTGCTTTGGGCTTGTTCCCAATTCGCAGGAACCTTTTTTTTATCTCAACTGAAATGTTGAAAGGTAAAAATAACCATTAGGTTGCTTAGTTATTACAACCGCAATTTCCTGTTTCTTGTTATTAATATTTGCATTCCCAACTATTGTGTATGATTCTTCCTTAGTTTTAGGGTTTACACGGTGGTCTGCTGGCTTTCCTGATCTTTCCAATATATCTCTAACATAAGGCAAACACGCTGCTCTTTCTGCAATTTCCTTTTTAGTTCGTGGCTTACCATTCTTGCCGTGGTAAAAATGAAAATTACTAAAACTGTTTAATTTTACCTTTACATCGTGCAAATGGCGAACTTTTGCAGGATTTTTATTCCAGGAGTTTTTCATATATTTGAGATATTTTGCAGCTTCTGTTTTTATGTTTCCGTTTAAATTAATAGTCCCATCTGCACGAGCTGACTTGGCAGACTTTGCAAGATTAATTTCTGTCTGTTTTGGCATTTTCGAGTTCAAGAAGTCGTGGCCCTGGCTTGGGTCTAACCACACGATATTTCCATTTACAAAGCACTTCCGAAGTCCTGTTGTTTGCGATATCTCTCCAATGTGATAGGTTCTATCTTCCACCCAGGCTTCATCGCTTACCAGGTATCTATCACGTTTTGCATAATTAAATAAATCAATCACCGAATTGAAATTCATATTGTCCGACCTTACATTTATAGACGTTTAAACGGTATCCAATACGGCGGTATTCTTCGTACACGGGTTTCCAAATCTGCTCGCACTGCTTTGCTTCTGCCGGGAAGAACCGCTCTAATGTTTCCAGGTCGCTTTGAAGATTAGTGTTATAAGGGCAACCTTTACATCCCGTTCGTTTAAGGTTGTAAGGTGGGTAATAAACGATTGGTAATTCGATTTTTTTCTCCTGGATGAACCATTCGCACCAAGCGTCGTCCATCGGTAGTAAGGGTGAAAAGTGGTGAAGCTTGTCACCGTCAAAGGCCACGCAGTTTGTCTTGTTTGCTCTCTGTCCGCGTTCAGCTGCTCGTAATCCTAGAATTCCAATAAAACGTCCGCTCTGTTTTTCCCAGGCTTTGATTGGGTCTTTTTTCAGTTTATAGCAGCAAGCGTCGGATATATGTAAATTAAAGTCAGGTGATCGTTGGTATATAAGTGCCTTTGGCACACCATATTTATTCGGCACGTTCTCATATTCACCAAGCCTGAAATATTTCATAATAGACGGAGCCTGGCTCCCGTTATGCAGACTGTTGAGTTTGCAGCTATGCTCCTTTGACTTGAAAGGGTAACCGAATGTTTCCAGGATTGTGCGGATGTTCTGCGACGGTGCTATATGCGTAAACCGTGGATCGTCTCTCTCTCTCTCTCGAACTGTTTTATTACGTTCAGTTCTATCCCGGTATCAATATATACACGTGGGATGTTGTTACCCGGAAGAGCCAGGTCAACCAAGGCCGACAAAATGTTGCTGTCCTTCCCGGCAGAATAAGAAATATACGCGTTGTGTTCCAGGTCGTATTGTTCGTTAATACTTTGTATCTTGGTGATACGGTCAGATAATAAAAAGGCTTCCATACCACTATAGGCCTTTGACCGTTACGCTTGGTGCGTGTTACAATTTATTTGAGCCTTATTGGAGAAGGCTGTGCTTATGTCTTTTATTTATATTCTTACAAATCCTAGTTTTCCAGACTGGGTAAAAATCGGTATGACTGATAATATCGATGAACGATTACATTCCCTCAATTCAAAATCTGCAGTTCCTTTTCCTTTTCACTTGCACGCTTTAATGGAATTCGACGATGCTTATCAAGCAGAGCAAGATATTCATTTTTTAATCGACACAATAAACCCTGGGTTACGATCTCGTGCTGAACTCCCAAATGGAAAAGAAAGAATTAGAGAATTCTTTAATATATCTCCTGAAAAAGCAGAAATGATTATAAAAAAATATGCTGAAATAAAAGGTGTAAAAACAGAATTAAAATATGGTTCTCTTTCTCAGGAACAAATCCAAGAAAACGAAAAAACCGCCAAGAAACAACCTGCAACTTTTTATATGCTTGGGATTCCTGTCGGTTCTACTTTGTATTATTTACGTGATAAATCTATTACCTGCATTGTTAGGGATTCTGAAAATGGCGTCACATATAACGATCAACAGAGAACTTTATCGTCTATCTCAAAAGAGCTTTTAGGTTACGCTATAAATGGATTTATGATGTTTACTTACGAAAATGAAACTTTATGGGATAGACGAATACGTTTGTCTCTATAAATTATCATTTATACTCTTTGAATACGTGGCCATCTCTAAACTCTAACATTAATTTCATTCTTTTATCCTGTTTATCCCAATCTTTGTGAGTTGAAACTACAAATGTATTGTCATCATCTCCCATTTGGTCGATATAAACGTAAGTTGGCTTGCCTGTTTCTTCACTAGTTTTTACTGCTTTCAAAGCAGCATCTGCTCTATGACCTGTCGCATATTCATTGTTATCAATAATATTTTTTACAATTTCAAATGCTTCTGCTTCAGATATACCTTTTATTTCAGCAATATTTCTGACTGCTTCTCTTGATGCAGATTTTAAGTTCTTATCCCAGGGAGCCTTTTAAGTTGGCTTTAAAAGCGATTTTTCTTTTGCTTCTTTGTATCCTATACCCTGTGGATTTGTAGGGAGGTTTCTTTTTGCAAGTTCATTTTCTAATCCAATCCCCGCATTCATAAGTTTTTTGAAATTTTCCCCTGTTGTGTTTTTTGCTAAATCGTGCAATGTTTCATTTTTTTCCATCAACTCTTTATCACTTAATTTAGCCGGGTCTTCTCTCAACCATTTATCCATAAAATGGTTCCCATTTTCTATCTCGCGAGCAAGGTTCTTATCTTCTCCGCCAATTGCCTTTTTTTCTCCGCCTTTAGCAGGAGGTTTAACCCATCCTTTAGGAGTCTTCATCAATCCTGTTTTTCCACTGATTTCACCGTTCTGATAGGTTCTGCGTGCGTCCTTGGTGCATTCTTCACGCTTAATCTGTGAAAGGCGAACCTTTGTGTCCTTTGTCAAACCGCTGTCTGCAGCCTTATCTGTTGTAAGGCTTCCCATATCCTGACGAGCCTTTTTAAACATATCTTCAAACATATTTGTACCTCTTGTCTTTATAGACGTTTCAGAAAATAAAAAAGACCCACCGTTTTGGTGAGTCTTAGCAGCTGCAAAAATAAGAGAGTTTCTTTCCAAGGTCGGTCAACTTAACGATGCCGCCTTTCACCTTGATGAACTCGCCCCAATGCAAACATTCCAGAATATTTCCCGGAATTGTGGTTTCTCTGATTTCTCCGTCGTCCCTTATCGCAAGAAGAACGCTCTGGATTTCCCAGGAAAGGCTCTCGGCCATTCCTTTAATCATTTCAGTTTCTTTACTGTATGTAGTCATATTATCCGTCCTTCCAGGCCTTCGTTCGCCTGGTAGTTATAGTAACGCTCTTGTTTGAAACAAAGTCAACGGAATAATCAGATTAGTTAAGTTTGCCTACAACAAGGAAACACTTCAATGGGGCATAAACAGAACCTCTGTCCTTGAACTCAGCAGTAACCTTGTACATAAGGTTACCGCTTGTCGATTCTTTCTTGAGTGTTATATCAAATGTAAGACCACTACCCGATGTCGTGTAATT